GTTAGCGGGGTTAATTGATGCTACACCTACTGTTCCGTTACTTGGCGCTATTGTGTTGGTCTGTAAGCTATTATATTCAACCCAAATGTTATTAGGCGTTGTGCTATTGGCTGGGGGCGCTGAAGTAAAAGTTAGGGTTGTTCCTGATACGGTATAAGCGTAGTTAGGGTTTTGGATAACGTTATTAACAGATACAATAATCTGCGCAGAAGTAACAACTGCAATAGGTAAAGTAAAAGCCGTAGTTGACCCGTTGCCCGTAAACGATGCAATCGTTGGGCTGTACTGCTGAACCGTTAAGTTATTACCAATATAGGCCATTAAACCACCGTCAATCCAGAAACCCACGCATCGCAAGAAGTAGCGGCGCTTGCAAGAACATATAAAGCGTCAGAGGCCTGTAACATAACACGGTTGCCTTGAATAACTTCCAAAGAGCCGCCGACAGGAATAGTAGCTGTATAAACCAAATAGTAGTTTACTGCACTGCGAGTAACATAAGCGTTTACTGTAATTGGAGAAGTACTAGTATTTGAAAGCACCAAGCTAGTAACAGCCAAAGTACCAGAAGATACTGTAGTTACAGAAGAGCCGCTAGTGCTTACGTTTTTTACTGCGTACGATACGTTTGTATATGTAGCCATTTTTTATCCCATTACTACTGCAAAATAGTACGCTTGGTCTGCTGTAGGGGCAGCATTTGGAGAAGAGACCCAGCCTGTACCATTTGAAGTTAAAATATTACCCGATGTTCCGGGAGAAGTTAAGCCTGTACCACCAGCTGCAGCAGGCAAAGTACCTGCGGTTAAAGCAGAAGCCGATGTTGAATATATGGCGTTATTAGCTGCAGTAAAAGTTGTTAAGCCTGTACCGCCATAGCCTGTACCAACTGTGTTTCCATTATAGGTGGTGTTAATAATAGTGGCTGTGCCAAAGTCTGCGGTAGTTGTACTAAAGTCGTATGATGCGGGTAACAAAGCGTACTTACCCCAAGACCCTGCGGAAGTACTGTTATTTTCAACAAATATGTAGGAATATCCGCCGGAAGGTACAGTATCAACAGCACCAGAAGCGCTATCAACAATAGTTACGGCGCCAGATGAGTCGTTATCAAAAGTAAATCCTTGCCCGTTAGCCATTGTTGTAGCAACAGGAAGCTGAATTGTTTGGGTTGTGGAACCACTAATACGTTGGTAGTAGGCAGATGCAACTGTTAGAACTGTTGTTGTTCCCGCTGCCGTAATTACGTTATATCCAGCAAGAAAGTTATTAGCTGTTACGTTTTGGTTAGTGTCTCTTAAGACAACTGAGTTAGCGCCAGAAGAGCTAGTAACGCCAGTACCACCATAACCAACAGGAATAGTTGTGCCATTCCAAACACCAGAAGTAATAGTGCCTAGAGCAGTAACGTTTCCAGAGGCATCAAGGTTTACAGAACGCTCTGATGGGTAAGTAACAAATACGTTAACAGTGCCGCTAAATGTGACAGCAGACCCAGAGTTGCTGGAAGATAAAATTGTTGTACGTGTTAGCGTTCCACCAGTAGCATAAGTGCCAATGCCAACTTCCCAGTTACCAGAAGCATCAGTAGCCGCATAAAAAGTAGTATTACCGTTTCCAACGACAGCAAAAGACTGATACCCGGTAACACTTCCCGTTAATGTAAAGCTTACGGTTGTATTAGCAGTACCAGTCTGTTGGACACGGTCGTAAACTACCAGAGCCATTTAAAGCTCCTTAGCTAGTTGCAGTTGTGCTATATGTAACGCTTACAGTATCGCCAGCAGTTGTTGTCTTAGCAGTTGCAAAAGCTCCAGCACTATACAAAGTACCGCCAGTATTGTTTTGCGTAGAAGATGCGCCTGAACCTAAAGTCAAGAAACAACCTGTTACGTTACCACCGGCACCAGTAATAGTGTAGGTAATAGCCGTTGCAGTAGAAGTAGTTACGTTTGATGGGCTAGAACCAGTAGAACTAGCATTACCAAATACTGCAGTACCACGGACAGCGGAGCCGCCAACGGTGTAGTTAATAAACTCAGTCCAGCCAGAGTGTGAAGTCATGGTATCAGAAGCCGCAAATGTTGGGCTAGTTGTACCAATCAAACCTAAGTATGGGCCAGTAACAGTATAAGCAGAACCTTTTAACAAGGTATTGAGCATTAGCTCTTTACCGATAGAGTTAACTAAGTTTGGAAACTCTTGGGTCCATTTTAAATTACCTTGAGCATCACGGCACTCTACTTGGTAGAAGCCTTCAACGCCTACGGTTTCATTTTGCGCAGCGCCAGCTTGCAGAGTAATTTCCGCTTGGTCGCCGCAACTTGCTAATTCTTTTTGCATAAAAGCTCCTAACTAATTCTAATAATGGCGTTTGTCGCCGTGGGGGTTGGGAATGTTACAGTAAAAGTTCCTGCTGAAGTGTTCGTTTTATCCGAACCAAAATCCAAAACCGCTACCGCTGCACCAGTTGTACCATTATATATTAAGGCACATCTTGTAGTAAAGCTAGCTCCGGTCCAAACTACTGGGGCAAATGAAATATAGGCGGTATTTGAATTGGTGTCGCCTACGGGCACTTGCGTAATAGTTAGGGTTTTACCGCCCGCGGTGTATCCTGAACCAGATATTTCATTGGTTGTTGTATAAGCGGTGGTTGAGTTATTGAGGCTGGCGTTACCGGTATAAAGAGCGATTTTGTATGTATAGGGGGTGCCGACAGCAAAGTTTTCCAACCCTGATAAAAGATTTACCTTAAAAACAGTAGTTTGCCCCTGGATAATAGACATTATGCGCCTCTACCACCAACGTTCATTTTAAGCTGGCCATCACGATAGAAATCGCCACGCTCAAGACCATCAGAAAGACGTTTAAGTTGCATTACTGCTTCTTGGTATTTGTCTTCATAATATTTAACCAAATCCGCTTCACCCTTCATAAACAGCATGGCTTCCCGCATAGCACCATAAAACAAGACCGGGTCATAATTATCACCAAGCCAACTACGTCCAGTAGCATTAGATACGGCGCTTACTGTGACAGAAAAGCCAGAACCAGTAGAACTAAGGGAAGAGCAAGAAAGAATATCGCCCACGACATAAAAGTTACCGCCAAAAGTAATGCTACAGGATGTGACGGCACCGCCGGCAATAACGATATCAGCAGTTGCGTTAGCACCTGAACCTCCAGTTAAAGATACATTTTGATATACACCATTGGTATATAGCGACCCACCAGTCAAAGAACCAACTGTAGTAATTTGACCTTGAACAGTTGTAGGAGGGTAGTAAAAATAGTGCATTTCTACCGTATAGTTTTGGTCTGGAGTAGGTGCCAAAATATAAGTCATGTCTTCCAAATTAGACAACTGATTACCAAACAAAGCGTAATATTTAGGCAATCCCGTAGCGGTTGCCGTTGGGTATGCTTCTCGTAAAAAGTTAACATCTTTATTTAAAAGGTAGTTATAGTTACCGGTTTGGTCAACAACAGCAATAGAGTAATTAGCTAACCAATCAGTTGGCAACGCTAAATAAGGGTTAGATACTGACACTGTGCCCGTAACGTTTTTACGTAGCGTTGGTAAATTAACGGTGTTATATATGCGGTCTTCAGCCTCCTGAATAAATACAGGAATACTAGCTACGAAAAGCTGTTCAGTATTTTCAGCGTAAGCTTGGATGTTGTTATATAACTGCTCGTAATTCATTCGGGTTTACCCTTAAGCCATTGGACCGCGTGACATACGACCTTTAGTGGCCGCACCAGCACCGCGCATTTCAATGCCGTCAGTTTTGGTTTTAGCGTAGTTACCTTTAGTGGTTGTGCCAGTGCCAATATTTGCGTTATTTAAAAATTCCGCGCCTGTTTCTGTTGATTCTGCAGGTAATTCATTGCCGACAGTTTTGCCGCTCATTGTGTGTGGCTTAGCATATGTACTTGCTGGTTTGTTGTTAATAGCCATGATTAGCACCCATTCGCTTTAATTTTAGCCATGTTGCGGCCCATAGATAGCATGTCGTCATTTGTTTTACCGCCAACAACGCCTTTGCCAACTTTTTTACCCATTTCAATGCCGACGCTTGCGCCGTCATCACCTAAATTTCTACCTTTGGTTTTACCTTTGCTGGTAATTCCGTCAGCTGCGCTTCTATATCCCATGTTCTACTCCTAGTTAATTGTTACTGTTCCAACTTGCCCCTGACCTACTAAATAGTTAGGCGTTTCTTGATAATCGTATCCCTGTCCTACAGGATTCCAACCCCACTGCGTATCACGGCTACCACCACCTTGATAGTTATACGCCGTTAAACCTGATGCTACATAGCTATTATCCCGTCTTGGCTCCCTAACCGCTTGTGGATCGTTAACGGGGTACATCCCTAATTGTAACTGTGGATGGTCAGGATCCCAACAGTTTTTGCAAACTTTTAGCTGATACGGCTTAGTCTTAATAATCTCAGTACGAAGCTCAGTCAACTTATATCTAAAATCACAACGATCGCACTGGGCAATTGCAAACTTACCGGACGAAAACTTATTTGGCATCAGCCACCCCCAAGGAACATCCTACGAGGCACAAACCGAACCGGTGCTTTTTCTCTATCTTCTTCGGCAGCTAATTGGAACTGCTGTTCATAATCTGCTTTTAACGCGGCAATACGCTCTGCTGGTACGTTTGGTAACTTCATAGAAAGGTAATACGCTAAACCCGCAACCATGCAGTTTAAAAAGCGGAAAGGAATATCTTGGGTATTCACACCTGTACCGTCGTCTTGAATTCGACGTAAACGCCAGTAAACAAAAGTATAGGTTTGAGAACCGTCTGGTGTAGGCCAGACTGTAATTTTTGGAGCATCTATACCTGCTGAGTTAACGCCATTTGGGTTAGTAGTGCTTGGGTATTGTGCGCCAGACATACGTTGAATCCAGACCTGAATAGGGCGTCCCTGAGACAGTTTATTTGGAATTGTGGCGTAGGTTGATACGCTGATGCGGCTGATGTTGATGTCCGTCTGTGTTGCTGTATTTCCAGCGTTAGTACGAATCTGGTGCTCTAAAAGGTCAATGGTGTCGATTGGCAGATCGTATGTGTTTGTGCCTTGAACCAAAGTAATCTGGCCCTGCTCAATAGTCCACATGTTAATACCGCGGTTTGCCCATTCTATTGTCAACAGGTTTAAGCTTCTTCTTGCGGTTCTAAAATCATAGCCGGAACGAAGCTCAGCACCGCAACGCTCAAAAGCGTCTTCAATCAGTTCTGTTAAATCTAGATTAAACGACGAGG